GCAACGCCTTGGCATCGCGTCGAGCAGCCCCGCGAGTGAACGGGATGAAGTTGCCGCCGCTCGTCTTGAAGCCGTGATGCTGAAACACCGCGTAGAGCGGGCCGCGCAGGAACAGCCGCACGCCGTTCGGGATGTCCTGAATCGTGCCGTTCAAGGACTGGAGCAGGTTGCCCGTGTCCGCCAACGGCGTGCCGCCAGCCCGGTAGTGGGGCAGATCGACTTGCTTGCGGTTCTTGCCACGGCCCTTCCAGACCTTGATGCTGGCCGTGTCAGCCCACAAGCGAGCGTAGCCGCCCACATCCGCGCCCCGCGTGCGGATGCGCCGCTTGGCCTGCATGACTAGCACAAGGGCCACATTGGCCCCCTTGCTGCCGAGCCGCCGGAGCAGTTCGCTTCCCAAATCCATTAGTACGCCTGCGTGCGCCGGGGCGGATAGAAGGTGTCATCCGAGGCCATGTGAAGGCTTCCCCGCGTGGTGGCCGATATGACGGCCACAGAGGCCGTCCCAGCCCCTCGGTTGGCATCCACGGCAAACACTCGCTTGCCGTCTCGGAGTGCGCCTAGAGCCTCCTGCGCCCTATTGGCCTTCGCCTTGACCGACTCCGGCACATCTCCGCCGCGCCGCTCAAACAGGAAGCACAAGGCCAAATCCGCCACGAGGCCGCGCACAAGCGCATTCCCGTCCGTAGCCAGAGCCTCTAGTTCGGCGACCGTGTAGGCGTTTGACCGAGTGGCTGCGCTCGCCACCTCCTCGCCGCCACGAAGCAGGGCTTCCGTGATGATGTCCGATGACGAAATCGTGCCGTCCGCGTTGGTGTCGGTAGCCAGTTCCTTCAGCAGTCGCTCGTCGGCGTATCGAATGAAGAGCGTGTTGGACAGCAGTTGTGCCATTGCCATTGGTCAGTCCTCCATGAAATAGGGCCGCCCCGGTGTTAGCGGAGCGGCCCTGAAGTGCAGAGTCAGAGCCGATCAGGAGTTTGCGTCGGCGATGTACAGACCCGACAGAGAAGTCGTCAGCACGGTTGCGCTGTTGTCGGTCACGCTGCCGCGCACGCGACGGTTCCACGGATCGTCCATGGTCTCCACGGTCATGTCCTCGTAGGCGAAGATAGTCGCCGTCGAGAATGACGGGCCTTCGTTGCCGACCAGACCGCCGGGACGGCTCACGAACACCATGCCGGGAGCAGACTCCGTGCCGTAGAGGAAGCCACGCGCATCGGTAGCACCCTTGCGACTAGTGACGCGAACGGTGTCATCGACCACCACGCCGCCCAGACCGAACAGCGTCTGCGGCAGACCGTAGGCGGCGAAGGTATCGTCGCCCTTCAAGAACGAGAATGCGGCAGGGTAGTTCTTCACATAGTCACGCACACCCGCGCTGGTCGCCATGATGCGAGCCGTGATCGGGTTGACCACCAGCAGAATGTCCTTCGGAGACACTGCGCCAACCGTGTTCTGCACGATTCGCTCAATGGCCGCACGGATGATCTTCTGCACACCATCGGGATCGGTGGTGATGTCAACGCCAGTCACGAGATTGGTTGCGGCTGCGTAGTAGTTCTGACTGCCGCCGCTGGTGTTGTAGTTGCTGCTCTTGGTCAACTCCGTTGCCATACGCAGCGAACGGTGAGTCATCATTTTCGCCGCCGCGATGCGCGCATGGCTCGCCACGATATCCCACTGGGCCTGCCGAGCAGTCTCCTGCGGAATGTTGAACGAGGTCTGGAAACGCTGCGTGGTGAACTGGTTGAACTCAAAGTCCGAGTTGATGCCAGTCGGACGATCCTCACCCAGAGGCCATTGGAGATCCTGCGTGGTGACCACGCGAGCCGTCTCCTGCTCGTCGATGCGGAGGTAGTAGCCGCTTTGCTGTTGCACGGGCACGATCTGCGCGTACTGCGTGATGGGGAAGCGGTTGACGCTGCGAGTGAACTCAATCTGGATCTGCCCGGTAGCGGCAGAGAAAGTGGGGACGAAGGTATTCAGTCCACCACCAACACCGTATTCAGCCATTTGTCATTTCTCCTTTTTGTTTGCTTGTTGGGCTGTTGGATCAGGCGAAGCGAGCGAAGCCAGCGATGCGCTGGATACGGATGATGGTTCCAGATGCCGCGCTCTGAAGTGCCACATAGCCGTTGTAGTTCAAGCCCGAAGTGCTGGACTGCGTGATGGCCTTGCCATTGCTGTCCGATTCCACCATCGCGCCACGAGTGATGTTGCCACCAGCCTCAACCAGCACGACATCGCCACCCTGAAGGGTGATGGGGTCGCCAGTCTCCGCGTGATTGCCGCTGTTGAAAGCCTTGGTACTGCCATCGCTCACGCCAAGAACCGGAGTGGTGATGCTAGTAGCCTGAATGCCCGTGTCATCAGCAGTAGTGTCAGGCTTGACGAAGCGGTAGGGCAGAATCGTGCCGCCCGCGATGAGTGCCGGAGTGTCAGAGAAAGATCCCATTGTCTTTTGTCCTTTCGATTAGGCCTTCTGGCCCGTGTACTTTGCGAACAGTTGCTTGAACTTGGCGAGGTCGCCAGCGGCCTCATGCACCGCACGAGCGGTCGCCACCTTGGGGTCGAGGGTTTCGCCACCCTCATCGGTCACGGTGTGCTGTGCCACGGTCGGCACATTCAGCGGCAGGCGAGCCATAGTGGCCTTCCAGAACGCGATCTTTGCGCCGGGGTTGGCAGCGTCCGACAGTTCCTCCACCATGCTGTTGCGGAACTTGGAGCAGCGGTAGCCGTCGCGGATCATGGCATCGACTTCCTTGCCGAACCGCTCCAACTTCAACTGCTTCTCCAGTTCCTGCACGCGTGCGAACAGAGCCTTCGTGGACTTGTCACCCTTGCTCATCTTGGCCTTTCCGCCGTAGGCGGCTTCCATTTCCTCTTCGTCTTCCTCTTCCTCGCCCTGATGCGAGCCAATATCGACATGCACGCCGTCAGCGAAGTTCTCCTCGTCCTCGTCGCCATCGACGGGGCCAGCGAACTCCATGCCGTCAGCAGCCATCGCCTCGGCATCGGCCTCCTCGGCCATCTTGTCCTCGTCCTCGTCGGCCTCGCACTCCATAGCGGCAGCGGCCTCAAGAGCCTTCTTGGCCTCCTCGTCGGCTTCCATCTTCTTCTTCATCTTGCTTGGCATGTTCTTCCTTTTGGTTCCTGCGGACGGGACGAAGGTGTTGAGTCCTCCGCCGACGCCAATTTCATCAAACTTTTCCTTGGAGTCAATAGAAACGCGCACCACTCCAAGAGGACGCTCAAAGACCACCTTTGAGCCGTGCTTCGTGAATCGTGTGTCGGGCAGCGGCCTGCGCGGGGTATCACGCCCGAGCAACGCCACCTCCGACAAGTGATTGTCCTTCCAAATCTCTGCGCTGCGCCGGGGAAATGCGTTGGTCGCAAGCAGCGACTCAAACGCCTCCTTGGGCATCTCGACATCGCCGACCACATAGGCAACGCCGTTGCGCTCCTCGTAGCGAACGGAAGTGATGTCTCCGACCGCCTCGGGCCTTGTGGGCTTGCCGTCCTTCTCATGCTCAATGACTAGTTTCGGGCGACTGCCGCGCTGGATGAACTTCCCAGTACGCGAAACGATGTCGCGCACCTTGCGATTGTCGTAGGACTGCATGGCCTCGTCATCGTCCGAGTCGATGGACGGATCGAAGCCCATGAACAACTCAAGGTTCTTGATGCGAACCTTGCCTTCTTCGGTCTTCTCGACGGTGTGGGATGCGGGCATGGTTAGATATTGCGCGCGATGCTCTTTGCCCAATTCACGATTTCACCAATCGAAGCGGTTGACACCCAGTCCCAATGGTCTGCGCTATCAAACTCTGGCTGCATGATGATCTTTGCATATTTGCCGAGTTCAGCAGATCGCCGCACACGCTCCTTAGCATTGTCGTATCCACTCGCCCAAAACCGCTCCTTGCGGCCCTTGCCGAAGTAGAAGCGATCCTCGACCTTGAACCGCGCCTTCGCGCCGGGGCGGGAGAAGCCGCGCAGAAGATCAGAAACGGCATCTTTCTTCGTAGAGATTCCTTCCGCCTGTTGCTTCAGCATTTCGATGTTGCCCGTGGAAATCTGTCGCAATCCACGAAGATCATCCCATCGGTAAAGAGAACCAAAGTTCGGGCCGATGTGGGGCATGGAATCAATCTTCCATTGATCTTTACCGATCTTGGCGGTGTATTCCTCAATCGGCTTGCCATGCTTTGTCGTCTTGGTCACTTTCCAGTTAGCCATTCTTCACCTCCACATTCCAGTAGCGTCCGATGGACTGCACCGGAGCCGTTGCGCTGTAGCCGCTGCCCGCCACGCGGCGAGCGAAGTTCCCGGCCACATCCGCGTCCTCAAACGAAATGACCAGCGCACCGCCGCCAGTCTCCACCGCACGCCATCCGCCCTCGGGCATCTGCTTCTCGGAGAGCAACTTGCCAAGCATGGGCGAGGATGAGGCTTCGGCGAAGTTGCCACGGTTCAGGCTTGAAGCGTCAAACCGCTCGGGCTGGCCGAGGCGGGATGAACGGGTCTTTGATGCCAAGACAAAGAATGTTCGACTAGATGGCGATTGATATACGCCCGCAAGTCCATGCTTGTCGCTAAACGCTTGCGCTTGCGTTGCGTTTGCAAACTGAACCGCATCGCCATCATCCCATGCAGCCACAACCGCTCCACTGTTCAGTTTCTTGCTGTTTCCGGAATATGAACGCGCAAACCGCTCGGGCTGGCCGGGGCGGGAGAACCCCGTGTATGGCTTCGACAGATCAAGAATCTGCACGCGAAACGAATGCCATCCGTCCTTGGCCGCTCGTCGCTTGATTTCGTCCATCTGCGCGGGAGTCTTGGCCTTCGTTGAAAGAACTTCTTCGTGGAGTCGATCAGTTTCGCCCTTCGGAAGTCCCCAAAGCACATACTCCTTTTCAAACCGCTCGGGCTGGCCGCTCTTGCCGAAGTAGAACTTGTCCTCTGTCTTGTTGGTCATCGTTTGAATCCGGGATCGGGGTAGTCGCCTCTGTCGATGATGCGTTGCCGTGCTGCGTTATACCGCGCAAGCGCAGCACGATCTAGAGATTCGTCCTTGCGGATGAAGCCCATACGCTTGGCCTCGTCAAAGGTCACAGGCTCTAGCGAGCCTCGGCAGTTGAAGCCATTGGGCGGCACAAGCCCCTGCGAGCGCATATCGGCAGCCGTGGCGATGTACCCATCCATCTGCCAATGTGCGCCGGGGTTCTTGCTCTTGCCCTTGGGTCGATACACGCCGCCGGGTGCGCCGCGTGTCCGGCTGTCGTGAATCTCGACCAGTCGCACGAGCGGTGCCCACCGCGCAACCGCAGGACTGTCCATCGTTTCTACTGTCGCTTCGTTGTACGCCGTGGCCGTGTTCGTGCGGTAGACAGTCTCCAGCCGCGCCGATGTCATTCCGATGATGCCTTCGACCTGCGCCCGCCGAATAAAGGAAGATAAACTTCCAGTTTTTAGCCCCTTGGGAATCGACTGGTTCACCATCGCCTGCGCGATCAGGTCGCGGATGCGGCGTGCCTGCGCCTCGGTCGCCCCCTTGACGCGGAACGAGCCAGAGAGCGCGTCCTGCAACGCCTCCAGACGCTTGGACAGGTCGCGGATGGCTTCCCGGCTCTCGGCCTTGGCGATGCGCTCGGCCAGCCGTCGCATCTTGGCGCGGATGCGCCGCACCTCCAACCACGAGCGCGGGATGCGGTTCCTGAAAGCCAGCACGGCCTTCCAGTATGCCCCGGGGCCAAATCCGCCCGGATCAGCCGCAAAGGTGTCAGGACGCTCCTCCGGCCATTCCTCGGCCTCCCAATCGGCTCCCTGCTCCTTGGTGGCCGCGTGCGCCTGCGCCGAGCCTGCAAGGGCCGTCAGGGTCATCACCTGCCCTAGAACCTCGCCGTATCGCTCCCACGCTTCGGCGGCATCCTCCGGCTCGCCACGCACTTGCGCGGCTAGGGCAGCGAGATACCACCGCCGGACATCGGCAAGTCCGCGCCTGTAGATGCGCTCAAACTCGGTCACTTGCGACGGCTAGCCACGGTCAAGATTGCGCCAACGGCCTCAAGGGTTGCTTCAGCCTCATCAAGATCATTGATGGCATTTGACATGGCGGAACTGTGCGCGGAATACCGCTTGAACATCGCGGCAATCTTGGCTCGCATTTTCTGCTCGGCCATGTCAAACATCATGCGTCGCTTGGCGTTCTCTGCCTTGAATGGAGGCAGTCCAAGTTGCGCGGCTTGCTTTGGCATGAAGTCCTTGCCCCACTTCTTCCGATAGGCAAGGATTTGTTCGCGCAGGCTGTTGGAGGATTCATTTACCTTCTGCTTCAATGCAGCGATTCGTTCTTCGGATGCCTTTGCCTTTGCCTCGGCTTCTCGCAGGTACGATTCCGTTCTCTCTTGTGCAGATGCGTCAAGTGCCTTTCGACCCTTGGCGATGATGTCGGCGGTGATTTCTTTCGCGCGTTCGCTCATGCGCTTTTGCACTTCCGCATCGACCATCTTTTTCCATTGATCTGCGGGAATAGGCTTTTGGGCCTGCTCCCACTTGTCATTGATTTCAGCGATCTTGGCGCGAATGCGCTTCACCTGTCGCTCGGACTTGCGAACCTCGTCCTTTACTTCCTCGTCCGTGCCTTCGATACGGTCGCGTCGGCGTTCTTTCTTTGGCGCGGCCCCTTTGCGGCCCTCGCCCCCTTTTGGCTGCTCGCCACCGCCTCCGCCACCCTCGGCGCACTTGTTCCCCGGCTGGAAGCCGCCCTCGCCGATGCCGCAGTTCGCGCCCTCAAAGCGATCCTTGCTGCCGCGCTTGGAGTGCAGTTCACCTCGCCGCTCCATGCTCTTGGCAATCGCCACGGCTTGATCCTGCGGATATCCCTCGCGGCGCAGCAGCGCGATCTTGTCGCCCACAGGGTCGGACTTCGCGGCCTGCTCGTCCTTGCCCTCGGCGCGGTCGAGTTCGGCCACCTTCTTCTTCGCCCATGACTTGCCCGCATCGCCGCCCCAGAGCAGCCACGCGATGTAGCCAGCCGAATCCTCGCCCCAACCCTCGCCCTGCTTGTCCACCTCGTGCCGTGCGAAATACGAGTGCATTCTCCTTACGGTAGATGGCGAGAGCGTCTTGCGGTTCGACAGGTCGCGTGCGCGAGCAACGCCCACTTCCGTGCCGCCGCGACCATGCTTGCGGCGCAGTTCAAGCCCGCGCTCTGCTGCTTCGGCTGCGCCCTTCGGCGGGGTCAGATCGACATCGGACAGCGCGAATCTGTCCTTCTGAAACGGCTGGCTTTCGTCCGGCGTTTCTGCATCTCCCGGCTCGTCGCCCATTGGTCGGACATCCAGCGGAGGCATGCCGCCGCCTCCCATGCCGCCCTCGGACGGAGCCTGCAACACCATCTCATCATCCTCCGGCTCCGCAAGGCCAAGCACCTTTCGCGCCTCGCGCTCGCTCACGCGACCACCCAACTTCGTGAAGGCTTCGATGGCCTTCATGTACTCATCCGGGTTGGGCTTGCTCACGCTGAACGAGAACGACGGCGGGATGGCATCGTCTCCGAAGTTCATGCGGAACAACGGGGTGACGATTTCGCGCGTGATGGTTTCCGCCAGCGCGTTTGCGATGTAGGTGACTTGGCGATTGAGCGTCTGCGCGTGCTGGTCGCCGATACTTGAGCCAAGGCCGCTCGTCACCGCCTGCGAAGTGCCCGTCTGGCCAAGGATGACTTCCTTGATGTTCTCGGTGAGGTACTCAACCATCTTGGCGAACGCTTCCGCGTTGCCGCCGTTCGGCTCCTTGATGTCAATGCCGAAGCCCGCATCGCTGCCGTCCGCGTTCTTGGGAATCAGCACCGAGACATCGCCGAGCAAGTTCTGCATGGCCGATTCCATGTCAGCCTTTGCGGCCTCGTTGCCCACGGGGTAATTGCCCACGCGGATGCCCATGCTGTACCGCTCAATGTAGGTCGCCCAGTTCTGTAGCGCGGCCTGCTTCAGCGACCAGTAGTACCAAACCAAATCGCGCATGCCGCGACCGAGGTAGGCGTTCTCCGCCTCGTAGGGATCATCGAAGTCCACGCCCTGCGGCTGGTAGGTGTGCAGCGCGATGGTCGCTCGCTGCTGATCGTCCAGCGGCAGCACTCGGCTATCCCAACCGATGACCGTGCCATTGATCTTGTCCGTGTCGGGGGCCGCGCCGCCGATGGTCTGTGTGTAGTAGCGCGGGCCGACCTTCAGGCCCAACTGCCCAAGTTCGGTCATGGTCAGGCTGTCGCCGTGAATGGGCAGCCAGTCGCGGATGTAGATCGTTTCGCCCTGCTTGCCGAACACCATGTTGACCGCCGAACGCCCGTACCAGAGCGCGTCGAGCAGGTGACGCATCATGTCGGTAAATCGTGGCGTGTTCTTCAGCAGTTTCTCCACGAACGCGGCCTGCTCCGTGGCCTGCTCATCGCCCTGCATATCTGCGGGAACCTGAACCGCCCACTCCGCACAGGCGACCGAAAGTTGCAGCATGACAAGCGGCCCCATGATGTCGGGGTCATAGCGCATCTGCCGCTGAAGGTTTCGATCCTTACGGAACGCAAGCGAGCCTTGGCGGAGGATCTTGTTGACGGAGAGGTAGTAACTCCGCTGCATCTCGACCGGGGTGACGAGTGCTTGGAACACGGGAGCCACTCGGATCTGGTCGCCGCCTTGGGTCTGGTTTGCGTCGCTTGGCATTAGGGTTGGGTTCCGTATAGCCGCCACAGTTGCGGCTTTGTGCTTTTGATTGTGGCTGGCTTTGCCCGTGGATCATATCGACGGGTTCGGGCATGCTCTAGCAAATCCACCACGGCATCCACGGTGTCATCATGCTCACCCGCAGGGAATCCGACGAGTTCATCCACGATTGGCTGTTGGGACGGTTCGACCCGGCCATCCGCTCGACACCGAAGCCGGAGCCGATGCTGCTCCACCATCGCCTGCGCCTCGCTAGCCCGCGTGATCTTGTCCTTCGTGCGTGCGACTCTCCGCACGGGTATGCGGGTGGACTGTTGGAGTTGCTGGCACAGGCCAGCCTGCGGGCCGTTGCCCTCGGCGATGATCTGCGCGACACCTAGACGGTCGCAGGCATCGACGGCGCGGCGCAGGAACTCCGGGAAGGTCGCCTGCATGCGGAGGCATTCCAACACCCAAACATTTGCCTGCGAGTCCATAAGCGCGATGACGCACACGCTAAAGTCGCCGCTGCCCGTGGCGTTAGCGGTGAATGCCCAGTCAATCGCCGCAACCACCGTGCCATTGGCCGTCGCCGCATGGTCAGGGTCGCCCGTGTAGTACCCCTGCTCCAGCCACTCGGGCCGGAAGATTAGGCTTTCGTCCGACACGGGGATGAGTTCGTAGGCGCGTGCGTAACCAAGCGGCCCCATCTCGCGCCGCTGCGCTTGCAGGATTTCCGGCGTGAACACTTCGCCCCAAGGACTCTCAAAGCCTCGGCACGGTCGCCAGAACAGCGTGCCGTCCTGCTCGCCGACGCGCTTCCATTCGGCTGTCAGATCGTCCGAGTGGTACGGCGTGAACAGCCTCCAAGTCCGTGGCCGCCCTGCGCTGAAGTCACGCATGGGAAGCCAGTTGTTGCGCCACGCCTCTTTCACCTTATCGCGCTCTGCCGGGATGAGGACGGAGTTGCGAAGGTCGCACACATCGTCGCCGATCAGCAGATCCACGCGACCGCCTGCGCGACCGAAGATGTTGGCAGCCTGCATTGTCGGGTCGCGGTGCATGCTCTCCGACTTGACGATGATTTCGCTTGAGCCATCGTCATCTGGCTTGGGCTTCACGATCTGAATCTCGGGGAATACTTCGCGGTAGACATCCGAACGCATGATCTGCACCACCATGCGGATCTGCTCTTGCGCCTTCACCACGGTCTGTCCGACATGCTTGATGCGGATGTGCGGGTTCCGGCCAATCTCCCACGCTTCGCGGATGCCGATCTGCACAGACTTTCCGTGACCACGCGGAACGCCAATGGCCGCGTCTCCGTGCTTTGATAGGTGCGCTTGGATGTCGCTGTGCAGCCCGGACTGGTTGAACCCGAGCAACTCGGCGAACACATCCGGGCACTCGCGTGCCGCCGCTATGACTGCGCTAGTTTCTGGGTCGATCACTTGCACCTAGTCGCTTGGCGATGATTTCGCGTGCGCGTGCTTGGATGGCGGGGCTGATTTCCATGCGCTCCGTAGCCTGCCCATCGTCCAAGCGTTCCATCTTGTCGAGCGCGATGGCTGCTGCCACCTTGTCGCGCATCATGGCGGCAAGCACCTCGGCGGCTCGCAGTCGGTCGCGGGACTGGCTCAAATCGTCGTTCAAGATGCGCGAGCAGATGTCGGGAGCCTGCTCCATCACGGCATCGGGGATCTTCCACCCGGCAGTCACGGCCCGTTGTAGCAGCCGCAAGGATGCCTTCTGGTTGCGCTTGTCGATGTCTAGGGCCGGATGGGCTTCCACAACGGCGGGCGGCTCTGCGGGCTTTTCCGGCTCTTGGGACTTGCGTGGCTTGCGTGCCATGCTGCGAGTCTAGCGCGGCTCGTCCTTCTCCACGAACGAAGGAGGAACGCAGTACCAACCCTCCGGGATGGTCACGGCGTTTGGCGACAGTTCCCAACCGTCAGCGGTCAGCGTGTACACGCGCACCCGGCAGTCCGGGCCAACGCGCACGGGGCTGCCCTCACTTACCAATGTGACACGAGCGCACCCAGTCGCGCACGCGCTCGCCAGCGCGAGACAGCAGAGCCTTGTCAGCCTTCGCATCGGTTGCCTTCACCTTTCCAATGTCGCCGCTGAAGCGGCCTAGCACCTCGGCCACGATGGCCGCGATGAGTGCGGACAGCCACGCCATCAGTCGGCCTTCGCCGCGTCCTTGGCGAGGATCAGGCCAACTCCAGCCATGATCGCAGCGATGCACGCGCCGATGTCCGGCACGGTCGCCGGGTCATTGTCCGTGAACGCCTTCAGGGCCGAGCCAATGGCGACGAGGATTGCAGCGATGCCTGCGCTAGTGGTCTTCCAGTTCTGCTTCATGTTGGTTCCTTTCGTTAGGCCCAGACCCTAATAGGCTAGGCAGTTCAAGGTTTATGAAATCAAGGCGGAAACGATTCGTGACGCGATTGCCTGATATCCCAACGCGGTCAAATGGCTGTTGCCGCCACTGTCGTACCAAGTCGTGCCAGATCCTCCACCCGTGTTGATGTCGTTATAACTGACGAATGATGTCAGATCGACAATCGTGCATGTTCCTCCATTGCCAAGCGCGATGGCAGAAGCACGCTCCGTGGTCAAAGTGTCGCTGCTAGCGGTTTGGTGACTCACCCATCCAAGGCAGGCAAGATCAGCACTCGGATATCCCAAGGTGGCCCATTCATTGCGGCAAGTGGTGAAGAAACTTGCTGCACTTGTTCCCCACGGATTCGTACCCGCATTGATTCCACCCTGAATCGCCACGATGACGCGCCCGCTTCCGCCGCAAGAAATCTGCCTCAATCGCGCCTCTCGCAGATACTGGCGCACAATCGTATTGCCGGACGAAATGTTGCTCGCAACCGTATCCATTGTCGCACCACCATGATGCGAAATGGATGTGACAGCATATCCCTTTGTTCCGGTGCGCGATACGGACTGCAATGCAATCGCCATCGGCCCGGTCAGGCGGGAAGTGCTTACGCTGTTGCTTGCGTAATAAAAACCATGCTGCTGTCCTGTTCGCGCACTGCTCGCTGATATTGAAAGAGTCGAAGTCGTCCACGCATATGACGCTTGCGCGCAAGAGATGGATTGAGTTGCATTTACAGTAAATGGGGCAACATCTAGTCGAGATGAAAGGCGCAGCGTTCCCATGCTTGGCCCAAGACCATGCACAACACGGTATTGAATCGAATCACCAATCCACGGGATTCTATTGCTGCTTGCGTATGCAAACATTCCCCCAATGGTGTCACTCCAATCAGTCGCTCCAGCCCACCATCCGTAGTCAAATGGGCAAGTATTTGGCTGTAGGCTTCCCGCTCCTCGCGTCATTGCGGTAGTCAAATCAGACGGCCCCGATGCCAATCCGCTCACAAGCGTGTTGCCGAGTGCTGGCGTTCCCGTGGCGTTGACGACAGTTCCCGTTGTTCCGATTCTGCTAAAAACTCCTTCTTCTAAATAGACTCCGTAGTACAAAGCGGTGTCCCATGAAATGCAAGGAACAATCGGCGTTCCGTATTCAAGAGCAGTCGTGTTTGTCTGCAACGCCCAGTTGATTCCATCTACCCAACCCCAGCCACCGAAGTTGGTGTTACTGTCGCCCGCAATCAAGATGTCAACCGAATCGCGTCGGGCTACGACATCTTGCAGCATGGTTCTGACTTGCCCTGAACCATACACACCAGCGGCTGGCGGAATCACTTGATCGTTGAGCCTTCGTAGTGGTCGAGGTCGCATTAGATCGTCGCCCAGAATGCGCCCATCTTGGGCGTGGTTCCCGTGGCCTTGAACTGGAGCGTGATCAACTGCGAGCCAATTGCATCTACAACAAGGCTGGCGGGCTGCACATTGGTCGTGGCAGCCGTCGCAGGGCTGTAGGCGTTGACGGTCGGCACGCCGCTGCCAATGGTCGCGCTGCTGAAGAAGTAGGTGGTTACAGAGTCAATGGACAGGCTTGCAACCGTGCCGCTCGTGTAGCCGAGGGTCACATCTGCAAGCACCGTCGGAACATACACCTTTGTGCCAGCCGTCTGGAGATACGCATTCCAACCAACCACGCGCATGCCAACCGAGGTCAAATCATTACGGCTTGCGATAGGAGTCAAGCGCAGCAGGCTCGGGTAGTTCGTGCCGATGTCGTACAGCAGCGCGGACTGGCTCGTGGTGCTTGGCTTGGTCGCCGTGGGGCTGGCGGCATCGTAAGCCTGTGCGGAGGTCAGGGTGATGAGGCCAGTAGTTTTGAATGACGGCTGTGCGGTGGAGATGATTGAGACGGCCATTACGGCTTCCTTTCAAGTCGGTCGATTCGGGACTGGATGCTGTCGATGCGGGCTGCGTATTCGCGGTCTGTTGCGGAGAGTGTCGAAACGGTGCGGGCAAGGTCGGCGGTGATGGCTGCAAGTTCCTTCATGCGCTCGGCCTGATTGTCGATGGCCGCATCGCGGCGACCAACCATCAAGAACGCGCCCGCGATGCTGCCGAGCAGCACAACGGTCTGCACGCCTTGCATCAAGGTCTGAAGGGACACTTGCTTGCCGATCTTCACCTCGGTCTGTTCACTCATGGCTTTTGGGATACTAGCGGCTTCCGTCGCCATCCTAAAGAGAAAAGCGCACGCCCTAGAACGGCTGCCGCGTCGGTCGTGGCCTCCTCGGAAAGTGACGGCAGGGCAGCATGCAGGAGTTCGTGACAGACGATTTCGGCAAGACGCTGCTGCGACAGGTCGCGGCGCACGCGGATGGTCGGGTGCGGCCCCGGAGGATGGTCGCAGTCGCCGAAGCGGTCGCGTGGCAGTTCGCTGGCCTTGACCAGTCGCACGCGCCACTTGCGCCCGTTGATCTTCAGTCGCGCCTCATTGTGCATCATGGACATCCCATGCGATGCGAGGCACGCCGCGCCGACTGCTTTCCTTCCCGGCCACATCCCATTGCAGGTAGATGCGTACCCACTTCTGCCGGAGCGGAGATGGGCCGAAGTTCTTCTCCACCTCCCAGCCGTGCGCGCCGTCCTTCCAGCCGTCCTTTGTCGTACCCACTCGGATGAAGTCACAATACTTCTTCTCGATTTTGTAGACCCCGTTCTGCGTTGACAGGTACTCACGAGCGATGCCGACCACATTGCTGGTGTGCAAGTGGCTCGTCACGATGCTGTCCGCGCCTTCGATCATGGAGTACATGCGCCGGACATCCAGCACGCCGAACGACATCATCGCGCCGCCGCCGCCACCGTGGTGGTATCGCTGCGTGTAGGTCAGACGATTCCCGCCTAGTTCAAACTGCCACTTCACCCATCCGCCGTAGCCGCCCGTTCCGACCGGGGAATAGGCGCGATCCTTGATGGCTCGCACAAGGTGCGCGGTAGGGTCGCTCTCGCGGTGTCGAAGCCATGCGCTCTCGTGGTTGCCTTGGGCCAGCATCCCGATGTGCGAGGCATACGGCGCGAACAGGTCAGCGGCCTGATCTATCACGCGGTCGAAGTAGTTGTCGCTCAAGAGCGTGCTGCGGAGAGCCGACTTGCTGCCACGCTTATCGCCTACGCCGCACATCAAGTCGAGGCTGTCACCGATGCACAGAACCACCGCGTCGCGCTCAACAGCCTGCGCCAACAGGCGCGTGGTCATCTCGTTGTTCGCGCCCTTGGAGTCCACATGATTGTCGGCGAGCAGGAGACACCATTGCTCAAAATTGCCCATTGCGGGACGCTTCACCTTGACCACATGGATGTTGCTCCCGTGGTGTTCGATCTCCCAGCCGCGCTTGCGGTCTGGATATCGCTTGATGCCGGGAACGACGATTTCGCCGATCTTGCTTGGCTTGGGCTTGGCCTTGCGCTTCACGCGGCCTCCTGTGTCAGATGTAGTTCCACGCGGGGATTCTTGGAATCGACCGCCAGCACAAGCGGCAGGTGCGTAATGCCGCTGTCATCGACTAGCAGCCCGGAGTCCGTCAGTCCGTCGAAGGTCGCCTTCAGGCTTGCCAAGCAATTGTCTCGGTCACGCCGCCGGGAGTCGCGTGTGTACCAATGCACAACGCAGGAGGCGGCCTTCCAAGCACCCTTGCAGTTTGTTTCGTGCATGGCGATCTGGGCTTGGGCCCACGCCTCGACACGCGCACGCTTGACGGCCTTGGCCAAGACGGCCCAATGGCAGCGAGCATTCGGACTTACCACCCGAGGGGGAATGCCAACCGTGACGGTGAGGCTCTCGGGCATGCGCGTAGCGTGCCACGCCGGATCGTGAGATGGAAGGGGAAGTGCCATCCGTGGCTTCCGTCGCTCCTGCGCCGGGAATCCTACTCCGGCGGTCTGCGCCTTCGACGCGGGATCGGTTCAACTGCGGCGAAGACTTGTGCAGCCAGTCGCAGCCCGTGAATGGCCTCGTCCATGTCGAGGGGCGACGGGTAGTGCTTGAGGCACGCGCTGGCTTCGTCGCGGATCGGCTTTGGCACACCCGGCGTGCGCTTCGCGTCACACAACGCGCCGAGCAGGTGGCGCGTCTTGGCGATGGCTCGGAATCGTTCACGCGGCAAGGTCATGGCAGAGGCTCAAACAAACTTGGCTGAACGGGTACTTCGACTGGCGTGTGCGCGTGCATTTGGCATGTTCCGGGCGCGAGCGTCAAAAACGGCGGGGTTGATTCAACATCGCTTTGCAGGATTTTGATGCCCATTTGCTTTTTCCAGTCGCGCAAATCATGTACCTCGCTATCAAATATCCAAATCATTCCACGCTCAAGGTTGAACGCGATACACACTAACCGATCTGACTGCGCTGCATCCCAATTTCCTCTGCCATTCGCCTTTTGCGCTGGAGATGCCTTGAGCCGCCATTGATAACGCGGCGTTTTGTTGTATAGCCTTTGCTCATACCAAGTCCGTTTTTGTGGCTGCGTGGTCTTGACTTGGACACTTTGAATCCGGTGTGTCGCGGGGTTTTCCACGATCAAATCGTGCTTGCTTCCCTCTGCTCCAAAGGTTGTGGTTAGACCATTCGATGCAAACCACAAGCCTGCTGCCCATTGTCCTATCCGCCCGATCTGCAAGGCATTATGACCGATCTGACGCAAATCGAACCCTCTTCCCTTACTCGGGAAGTCGCCGACAGCCAGCAAATCCGGCTCATCGGCCAGATCATTGATGTCCTCTGACATTGTATCGCGGCTCATTGCTCCCTCGCTTCAAGTTCCTGCAACTGGTGCGTGAGTCGGTTGCACCGGGCCTTCAGGTCATCGCATTCGATGACGAGCAGAGAGTTGCTGCGCGTCACACACCGGGCTTCATCGTCCAGTTGCGCCATGCGCTGGCGCTGCGCTTCGATCTGTGCTGCGGCCTCGACGCACAAGGTGAGGCCCGTGCTTCGCCAATGCTCTAGCAGTCGCTCGGTTAGTTCTGCGCTCATTGCATGTCCTGCCTCTGCACGAATCGGTGCGTAAGGTAAAGCACGCCAGCCATAATCAGGGCAACGATCAGCAGATTCGCGTCCGTCGCCGGAATGAACGGTTCGGAATGATCCTTCGGATGCACGGTTCGCGTGGCTTGCTTTCCGTTTCGCATAGTGATGTACGGGTTGACTGGTGGTGCGGTCATGGCTTGCCCTTTCCGAAGTCCCACCCACGCTCGGCAGCGTATTCCTGCCATGTCGGCCGCTGTCCATGAATGACCGCTCCGCTGCTCACATAGTCGCAAATCTCCCGCCGAACCGCATCGCGCTCTGCTCGCAGCAGCACGATTTCATGCTGTAGGCGCACGATTTCGGTTGCAGCACGGTCGAAGATCGTGTCCGTTTCTTGCTGAATGACAGCGTGCGTTCGCAATTCTCCAACGATCTCACGCGACATGATGTTTCGAAGTTTTGCTAGTTCGTCGCTCATGGCTTCTCCTCGAAGCAATCCCAATTCTGTTGCTTTGCAATCAATCGAACGGCGTATTCAATGGTTTCTTGTGGCCATGTTTTGTAATCGGGCGGAAGGGCGGTAAGACAAACGCTCACCCTCGCCTCGTCGCGCTCTCCAAGCAGATCCGTCACCTGCTGACGAAGTTGCATGATGTCGCGGTCGGCCTTCTGAACGGCCTGTCTCCACGCTTCGATTTCGTCCATCATCGTGCTGATCTGAATCGCGGCCTCAGCCCGCTGCTGGTTTGCCATCTCGCCCATTGCATCCCACGGGATACGCAGGCGTTCGATCAGGCTGCGTCGGATTTCCCATCGCAGTCCGTCCTTGCTCGCTGGATCGTCGCTCATACAACCCTCTGCCACGGTCGAGTCTCTTGCAGCAGACGCAACGCAAGAATGTTCCAAAGCACTTCATCGCGTTTGGTTTCTGGAATCAGGCTCCAATCGCCTTTGTGACATCGCAGATGCAGCAAATGGATTTCACCTTGTGAACCTTCTTCGGCATTGATCTGGTGCAACGCACCGCTGTACCAAATCCAACACCCATCACTTGTTCCGACTCCGGCTTGAGTGATTTCAATTTCTTCGTTCATGCTTCTGCTCCTTCGCATTCAGCCAGTAGAAGTTGGAGAGCGGCGAGGCTGATTCGCTGTTCTCCACGGGCTACCAGCGAGAGATACGCCGGACTCAATCCCGTTGACTTGGATAGTTCGCGCAGGCTCCGGCCACGCTTGGCCTGCTCAATCGCTAGCGGCCCGGTCACTCGCAACGCGGCATCCTGATACGCGGCCTGACTGAACAGTTTTTGTACGGTCTTTGCCAGCGTCACGGTTTCCCGTGGTGCGTTGCGGCTCATCGTGACGGGGACTTGTCGCCATGCGTTTCTCATCCGTGTGCCTCCTCGATGGCTGCGTAGACCATGCCGACCGTGTACGCGCTCCACTCCTCCACCTTGGGAGACAGTGGCGTGCCGTCGAGTGCGCCGACCTTCCTGCACTTGGCGACTGCTGCTGCGATGATTTCTCGCGGCGCGAGGAGTAAAGCGTTTCTGGCCTGCTTGCGCTCGCGCTCAATCTCGTCCGGATTGATGCCGTCCTTCCACGCCTGCGCGTGAACCTTGGCGCGCTTGTTGTTGCGCCGGATCTCCCCGGCCAATTCTTCCGGCTTGACGCTAGAGCGCGAGAGGGTCAGGCGCATCGTCTTGCAGGCTTGCACGATGTCCTCATGCGTGAACTCGTCCAGCACCTTGGCGGCCTCGGCGTGCTTCTTGCTGTCCGGCTTCGCCCATGTGCTGCCTCCGAAGTGCTCAAGGATCACGGCTGCGGTTTCTGTTCTCATGGTGTCTCCACGGGATCAAGGTAGCGGCCTTGGCCAAGCCAAGTGGCCGGGTGCGGGATGAACTTCGGGTCGGACAGTTTGTGCTGCTTGGCGAGCGCGTCGATCCGCTCCTCCATCCAGATCAGGGCATCGGTCGGCTCGTCATGCTCAAAGTCATCCATGACCTCGCGCACGGCCTTGTCCAGCAGCGTCATGGCCTTCTTCCGACCCACCTTGCGCGGGAACCGTTGCCAGAGCGCGTCTAGCGCGGCCTGCGGGATCGTGGCTCGGCGGTTCGGCCTCGGATCATTTACGGATGAAACAGGCTCAATGGCGGAGCCGTTGAGCGTATGTGTTTCTAATGACTGTGACGGTGAAGGTGATAGTGACAGTGACAGTGACAGTGAATGGTTGACCTCGTGTTGAGGTTCTGTTGGCTCTTCTGTTGCAACAGGTGTTGAACGGCTGTTGGCCTGCTGTTGCCTCGCTGCTGCCGATGCCCGTCCCGCTGCTGCCTTGTCACGCAGGAACTTGTCGGCTTTAGCCCGTTCAGATTCCTGCCGCTGGTTTCGCCTGCGACCATCCAACCCAACCGGAAACTTGGGTTCAAGGATTGCCCATGCTGCACGAATGTCTGGATCAAGTCGGAACACGCGCTCCGTATCTGCTGGCAAGCCATCGCCCTGCCATGCAGCCCACAGCAGAATCAGGTACGCGCCGCGCTCGGCGGCAGACCATCCAAGTGTCGATGCCATAAAGTCGTCGCCCCAGAACTGCATCCACGGTGCGCGCCCAAGTGCTTCTTTGCTGCTCATCGCTGGCCCGACCTTTCTCGGATCATGCTCCAACAAGTTCCGCAGAAATATCGAAACTCCTTGTTTTCATCACGGATGCACTTGAGAAGAGTGATATCTGTGGCTTGCATGATTTCGGGATACGAAAGACGATCAAGAAACTTCGTGATTCCTGCTATCCATGTTCTCGGCACGGTGTCCCGATTGGGATGAAGTTTCCAAATGATCTTCCATACCTGTTCATCAATTCGCGCTCGACGCTCCTCCATGATCTTTGCGTATTCGGCAAGTTGCGCTTCCGCTTCCTTGATCCGAGCAGCGCGTTCCCTCATCGGTTCAGGAATCGCCTTCAGAGACTTTGCCGCCTTACCTCGATTGCATTCAAAGCATGCGGTAGCCAGATTGTCGGTGTCATTCTCGCCACCTTCAGAAACGGGAATGATGTGATCGACTTCAAGCACAACTTCGGGCGTTTTGCGTCCGCAGTATTGACACGCGAACCCGTCACGCTTGAACACATCGAAACGCCGCCTCTTTGATATTGGCGTGCGCCGATTCTTGGATACACTCACGCGAAGCCTCCTGCGCCCTATTCGGCGCGGCATGGGTTAGAAGCGGCTCCCGCTACACACGGGGGCCGTTTCGCTTTCCATCATCCCTGATTCGGTGCGGATTGCAAGGCTTCCGTGCTGCGCTCAATCAGCCCGCGCACCTCGTCCAGCCACGCCTGTCGCTCCTCCTGCGAGCGGTAGAACCCAGCCGCCGCCTGCTGCATCACCAGCGCGGTCGTGGCCGTGCAGCCGATGAGTTTAGCGATGCCGCTAGGCGTGCCGTTGGTCAGGCTGTGCAGCGCGTCGTATGCGAGCCTGCGAGCCGCAACTGCATCCTTGCCGATGCCGCTGCCGGGTTTGGGAAACGCGAATCCTCGGCGTGACAGGGCTGCTTCAACTGCGGGAATGACGATGGTTGCTGCGTACATCAGGAGACTTTCAGGTAGGGCTGCTTCGGAACGAACATTGCGAACGATAGTGACTGGCCGGATTCCAGCGCGGCGCGAATGCGCTCCTTGTCCGGCACGATTTCGATGCGCTCGGTGATGAACTCTGGCGGGATCTCGCCGACGATCTCCATCGCGGGCTTGCCACCGGGCTGCGCGACCGTTGCGCGCCAGCGGGCCGTCTCCAGTTTCTTCAGACCCTCGGCCTGCATCGTGCGAAGCACCTGCGACTTGAACCATGCCGCCACGGCCTCGTCGCGCTTGGCTCGCGCCTTCAGCCTGTCGGCCTCGGCCTTGCGTGCCTCCGCTCTGGCTTCGATGTCGCGGACGAGGGACAGAACATCGTCAATCGCGGCGGGCAGGCTCTCGGCCTGCTTTGCGAGGATGTCGAAGTGGCCGTCCATTGCCTCGGTCAGTTCGCCTTCTGCTTCGGTCAGCATCGCCTCCAGTTCGCGGGCTGCGCCGGAGGCTTCGTACAGTCGTGTGAGTGCGCTCATGGTGTCTCCTGTGGTTCAAATCCAAATCGAATCGCATCATCGCTCGTCCAGCACCACGCACGGCCAAGGTGGCTTGTTACCTCTGGCAATCCTGCCAAAGACACCATTGCGCCTCGCGTTTTTTCAACGATTCGCGCTTCTGTCGCCTTGATTGTTTCAAACATCTTTTTGCTTCGACGCTTTGCATTCATCCACTTCTCGCAGGTGAAAAGTGCTTCCGTATCACGAACCAACATTGCAGCCTCAAACAACACGCAACAGCGATACACATCGCCGCGTTTGCCCCACGGTCGAATATCGACAAGTGATTCGTGCGCTTCATCATTCAGCACCAACTCAATCGGTGCAGCAATCCCAATCGTAAGTTCATGCTTTTGGGGATCGAACTCGTTTGAAAAGGTGTCATGTGCGCTCATGGTGTCTCCTTGCGTGTGGTTGAAATAGCCGGGGCGGGTCTTTCAACACCGCCCCAGCCTTTCCGGGGGTTCAGAACGGGATCTCGTCGGCCTCGACCGCGACGGGCGCGGCCTGCTGCTCGTGGGATTCTAACACGGTGCGGATGCCGTAAAGCGTCCAGCCGTACTGGCCCTCTTGCACGAAGCCCGAAACGGTCTGCCCGCCGAGCGCATCCTGCGCCGCCTGCATCACCTTGTCATCGAAGCAACTAGCCCATTGTTCCGCGCCGCCGACTTCCAGCAGGATCGGGTAGCGCATGCTGCCCTTTGCCGTTGGCTTGCCCTGTCCGACGCGCTTGATGGTCAGACCGTCATGCCACACACAGTCCTTGGCGGGCCGGGAAGCCAGCACCTCGCCAAACGCGCTAGGAGCCGCTGTGTTGAGTTCCTTGGCCTTGGGTGGGGTCGGGGCCGCCTTCGGGGCCGGAGCGGCCTGTGGGGCATCCTGCTGCGCCGGACGGGCCGGAGCGTTTCCGCTACCGCTTGCAGCAGGTGTAGCGGGATTGCTCCGCGCCGGGGCCGGGGCCGGAGCCTTGCGCGGCTCGTAGGTGCGGTCGTCACGCCGATCCATCTCGCTCTCGTCCTCGCGGGGAACCAACAGCAGGTCGCGGAGGTAGTAGCCCAGCGAACTGGTCAACGCTCCGGCCATCGCCTTGTCAATGGGCCTGCCCTTCTCTGGAACGCAGATCCACGCGATTTCGTCGCTCACGGATTCCCCGGTGGGGCCGTGCGACAGGACAAATGTGGAGTTCACGATGCCGCCCTCGGGCGTGCCGTCGAACTTCCACCCGGCTCGTCGGACGGTCAAGCCCGCGCCGTGCAGCGCGTCCCGGCATGCGCCGATCATGGCTTCCGCGCTCACATACGAGTAGTGATGGAATGAGTTCTTCGCGTCCTTGCCCACCGAGGGAAGGGCTTTCTGTGCGGCCAGCAACGCGCTGGCGAGTGTCTCGGTCTTGCTCATGGGTGTCTCGTTTCTCCTGCGAAGCAGGGCAGGCCACCCCGGAGGGTGGCGAGCCTTGCGCCGTTAGGCTGCCTGCGCCACGCACTCGCGCAGCGTTTTGCGGGTGAAGTGCAGATCGCGTTCCATGCCCAATCCGAGCGGGCCGCGCACAGCCTGCATTTCGTTCAAATCGAAGTAGCCCATCTCGCCCTCGGGGCACACCGGAGTCACGGCCAATCCGAAAGCCTCGCCAGTAGTCGGGTTCAGTTCCGTGATGTAGTAAGTCTCGCCGCCCCACGGCACGAACAACTTCAGGTGGCAGATTGCATCCATGCCCTTGCCGTCCTGCGCGTACAGGGCCGGGATCTTTGCCGCGATGGTCTTGGTGATGAGTCGCATTGTGGTGTCCTTTCGATTGGGTGTCTCGCCAGTCGCCCCGACTGGCACATGCGTACTGTAACACGCACGCACGGCTTGTCAAGCCCTTTGGAAACATTTCTTCAGATATTTTTAGATGGTCAGGGACGGCTATATGTATAGATGCGCCAGAACTATTTCGGAAATCTTTCGGAAATGTTCTAGTAGGGGCTTGACATGGGGCCGGGATGGGGTAGGATGTGTGCGTGGTCGGGGCGACCACACCGCACGGCCCGGTAGGCCGAGGAGACACACGATGAAGAACACAATCAAAGCAACGGTCGGCGAAATCGTCAGCCACTACAGCCGCGCAAACGGCCCCACCGAGGAACAGCGCATGTGGCAATGCGCCGAGGCAATCAAGACCCGCGCCGGGGTCGGCACCGCTCAACTGGAGGCCGTGCATGTCTACCTCGCAGCGTGCCGGGTGCTGGAGCAGCGGCGCGCCGAGATGCAGCGCGCAGCCGATGGCATGGACGAGATTCGCGCTGAGGCCGCTTGGGATTCCGCGCACAGCGCGTGGGTCGAAGCGGAATCGCACCTACTGCGCCTGTGCGAGAATGTGGAGGTGGAGGTGAGCCATGCGGTGTGACCGCAAGCCGTCAATGCCGGGGACTGGAGATCGCCGCCCGTCACTTGGCTGGCATCCCATCCGTTCCTACGGCGAGGCCGCGCAGGCTCTCGGCATGACCGCGAACCAACTCCGTCACGCGGAGCAGAAGGTGCTAGCGAAACTGCGCGAGGGGCTGACCGCGCTCGGCTATGACCGAAAGGAGAACCGATGAGCAACTACCCATGCGGCTACAACCACGACGAGTGGTGGGATGACGAAACACCCGAGCAGCGACGGCTGCGCCGCAAGCACAATGCTGCGGAGGCGGCAGCAGACGATGCTGACCGTGGCCCCGAAGACAACGAGGACTGGAGGCGCGACGAGCCATGACCTACCGAGACACAAGCCGCGCCGCCTACGCGACTGCAAAGATTGGAGAGAACGAAGAGCGCGTTCTTGCGTATGTGAAGAACAGCGGAAGTCACGGTTTAACTTGTGACGAGTTCATACAGGCAACCGCCATGCCGCACCAGTCCGCTTCTCCGGCGTTCACCTCGCTTGAGCGGAAGGGCTGGCTGCGGCGCACGGATCGCCGCCGGACTACTGGCACGGGCAGCGCGGCAGCGGTCTACCTTTTCACGGAACCGGGAACTCTGTTCTCAAGTCCGAAGGTAGGGCGAGCCGATACATACCGAGCCGTGATTCGCGCAGCGATTGAAGCGCGACGCACAGGCGACTGGATGGGGTTTGATGAAGCCTTTGGCGCGTTGCCACAGGCCGAACGGAAGCGATTACAGAACTAGGAGACACCCATGCGACTGCACCTGACCGAAGACGAAGCCAAGTTTCTTGAGACACGCCTGCGCCTGACCGCCATGAACGAGCGCGGGCAGGACAGCCTGCACGCCGAACGCATCCTTGATGCGTTGACCGACTCGCGAAGGCTCCGCAACAACTGCGATCACATCGTGGAAATGTTCGGCGACCTGTACCCGGCAGGAGGCCGCGAATGAAGCGCAGCGACTCCTATCTGGACTTTTGGCTTGGCTTCGCGTTTGGCTCGCTGTCCGTTGCGGCATTCCTCGCCGGGACTTGGGCAAACGGGATACTCTTGGAGTTCATCCCATGACACCGATCCAGACCGCCGCCGACATCCTCTCCACCATCCCGCAGATCGCGGGCTGCTGCGGGCCGACCTATACGCAGCCAGTCAACTGCGCCGCTCTGGCTGCGCTACGCGAGGCCGTAGCCAACGCCTCCGACGAGGAGGAGATTCAAGCGCGTATCCTCGCTCGGACGCTGCCTGTCCTGCGGAATAATGTGATCCGCATGCAGGCGCAGGCTGATGGGGATGCCGTCGCCAACGGCGGCACGCCGAACGCGACTAGCGAGGAATGGCTGCGGCAGGCACGCGAACTGCTGCTTGCCGTTGAGGCTCGTTTAGGAGTGACCCATGATTGATCCGATGCAAATCGTCGCCGTCTGCTCGCTGCTCATGCTCGGGGCAATCCTGTTCATCCTGCTCACGCGCAACCGCATCCCAGAGATGCGGATCGTGCTGCCGGGTGATCCGATGCACACGACCGCGCAGGAGGCTCCGATTCCGTGGCACTCCAAGCGGCTCCCACGCGATGCCACCCACATTGCTTGGATCATGCACGGGCATGGCGAGATTGGTCGAGTTCACACCTTGTATGTGCAGACGCTAGAGAGCCTGAAGCACGAGGTGGCTGCATCCAAGTCGCCGTGGGGGCCGATCATCACTCACTCCATCGAACTGGAGTGCGACATTCGTGACCGGGGCTGCACGCCAGACGGAGAAATCATGTACGCCGTAGCCCGTATCGACGGCGACGGCAACGAGTACTGGCTAGGCAAGCACGGCGGCTGGGTGAGCCGTTGGGACTCGGATGCGTCGATCTACGATGTCTTCGGCGCGGACTTGCGCCACTAGCCGCTACAATCATTCTGCTGCGCGGTCGCCCCCATCACTACACCGCGCATGCGGGTGTCTCGCCCCTGCCGTACTTCCGTGCGGCGGGGGCTTTTCTTTGTACGCTGCTCGCATGGCAAGGAAGCCACCACCACGCCCGCCGTCAGTAACGGACATGCTGCGCGATGTCGCCGACACGCTGCGCGACATGGAAGCCCACGGCCTCGCCGGGGACATCGAAGCCGCGCACGATTCGCTCCGCACGATGCTCGACCTAACCAAGTTTGGCGACTGCCTGTTCGGAGATGAGATACGCAACATCCTCAACATCCGGCACGCTCTCCGGCCACGCAGAGGCACGGCAATCGATCCGATGCACGGGCAGCGCAAAGACCGCCGCGCACGCCGCCCAATGCGTTAGACGGTCACAAGCGAATCGGAGAGCGTGTTGGTTCCGGTCAGTGGCAGGTAGATGCCCTGACGCTCTGCACCAACCCACCGGGCAAAGCCCTTCATGAACAACCCGGTGCTGCTGGCATCGCTCACCGCTGCGATGGTTCCCGAGTCGCCCGCAGCCCAGTCGGTCGTGCCGCAGGTGACGAGTACGGACGGGCCAGCCGCGTAGAGCCGGGTCATTGGGGCTAGCACCAGTTCGTCGATCATCAGCGTGCCGCCAGCGGCAATCGCAGCCGTGCTGTAGATGTCAAGGTACAAGGTGGTCGGCAATGCCGACTTCGCAATGCTGAAGGTCACGCTCTGAATTGCGTAGGTCGTGGTGAGGCTGGCAAGGTTCAGGGTGACGGCAGAACCGACCGTCGTTCCCGACGCATCGCGCAGCGCAACCACAACGGTTCCCGTCGTTGCGGCGGCCACGCGAGCGTAGAAGGTGATCGCGTAATCAGTCTCGGCCTGCACGCTCGTGGGTGCGCCGGAGCCGGATGCGATCTGCTGGCGAATGCGGGTGAGCGTTGAGCCGTTGCCAACGAACTGGAGCGCGTAAGTTCCTCGAGCCGGAGTGCTTCCCTGCGTCACTTGTGTGCCTGCCGTGCCAGTCACAACCGTCCACGCACGCGGGGTGTTGCTGCTCCAACTCTCAAAGTCGCCGTTGGCAAGAATGCTCACGCCGGGTGCGCCGACGCTAGCCGTGATGCTCGCGCTGGTTGCCTGCACCGTGGTGTTCAAGCCCGAGCCACCGGGCCACGCGATGTTGTTGGGCGCGTAGGACGCGAAGCCCGTGAAGGCGAAAGTGGCCTCGCCAAAGTTTCCGATGTCGCCGCCAACCGTGCAGTTGAGACGGATGGTTTCGTTGTACATCTCCTGCAAGTACAGGCTAGACGAGGCCGGACGGTAGGCGCGCACGAGAACCGTGCCAGTGCCTTGGTTGCCGCTCGTAGCCGTGTAGGTCACGCTGCTGCTGCCAACTGCTTCAAACTTGTAGGACTCCGAAATCATCTGATCGCGCAACTTGCGGAGAGCCGTAGCCAGCGTGCCGTCGTATGCGCTGTACATATCGCGCATGTCGTTGATGATGGTGGCGGTGATGCTCTGCTGGATCGCTGAGTAGATCGGCACTCCAATCGTGGTCGAAAGCCCGGTCGAAAGGTTTTGAAGCGGCCCAAGGTTGGCGGTGTCCTGTCGGAATGCCGTGCCCTCGTAGAACGACAGCACGGTTCCGATGTTGGTGGTGTATAGCGGTAATGTGACGGTCTTCACATTGTTCGCATAACCGAACAGCGATCCAAGACGCGCACCAAAGGCGGGTAGCAGGCTCATGGAGGCAGTTTAGCCTTCGGCAGACCATTTTCCGATAGGACACGCCTCGGCAGGCAACCGCACCTTGAGAGCCGTGAAGCAGCCGCATTGCTTGCACCGCGAGCCGTCCCATTGGTCGCAGCCCTTGCAGATCGCCAGCCGTCGCTCGGACATCGGGCTGTCGGCGGTCACAGAAGCCACCACGGCCTTCGCTGCGCCTGCGATGTAGTGCATTGGGCCGTGCGCCGGGGTCTGCTGCGCTGCGGCCTGTGCAGCCTTGTCGCGCTCCCAGTAGGTCGGATCTTCAGCCTGCTGCCGAAGGTTATCGGATCGCACGCGCTCCATAGCCTCGCGCATGTCTCGCATGAGCGTGAAGGATGGCCGGGGCGGTGGGTTTAGCATGTGGTGACTTGCGCGCAGGCTGTTGGGATGCGCTGGCAGCAGCAGTCGTAGCAGAAGCCAAAGCCCGATGGATAGTACGGCGTGTCGGTTGTGATGCGTGTCGTGCTAGTCGGATATGGGCCGCTCGTTGTTCCCTGATTGTCATAGTAGTAGTCATCAGGCCCGGATACGGTGCGCGTAACGCTCACAGGATTGCAACACTCCTGCGTGTCTCGGTATTCCTGAACCGTCACATTTGAGGTCGCATCGACATCGCCGAAGTGATAGTTGTTGAATCCAAATTGGTAGCCAGTTGGATTGTCGGTCGGAACGGATGGAAGCCCTCCGGCATCAATCGCCGCTTGAGTCAAGTAGTAGGAAGTCGAGTAGAAAGTAGTGGTGCTTGATTTGTAGTACAGACCTGCCGCCTGTGCGTTAGCGTCTGCTTCCTCAACAATCGTCAGCGTCCAAATGCGAGTGATGGTGATGCCCAAGTTAGACTTGCGCCAAGTCGCATCGTCGCAGTTGCATTTCTGCGTAGGCGGCACGCACGGATTGCCGGAGCATTGGACATTGGGACGAAAGATGCCGCCCTGCTGCGCGCAGTAGTGATTGCATGCCACATCG